GTGGCTGTGATTGTCATTGTTGCGTCCGTAGAAATTTTCTCGGACGTTATTCGGAGGTTACGCGATGTTACCAAACGAGCTGCGGTCTCAGCAGAAATTGCTGAGCCGCCTGCGACAGACACCGTTCCCACGCTACGTGGGACTACTCAGTCGGGTGATTGATGGACTTCCTCAAAGAGATTGTTTTATTGGTCTTAGAGCTGCTTTCGTGGCTCGCGACTTTAGTAAACTCCTTCTAGAGGCTGATTCTTTATCCAAACAGAAGTACTTGGATGCCACAGAGCATTTTGTGGCGAATCAGATATCACTGCTCATACGCAAGTACCCTTGGGATTCCCGTCTGGTAAAGACGGACCCCCGTGCCAAGGCTCTAGCCAAATTTCGCCTCACGGAAGTGAGATGTAAAAGGCTTAACCGGAAGCACGAGCTTCTTGAACAGGATCGGTCTCGTGACCGATTCTCTAAAGAAGTCGGGAGGGCTAGGTTCTGGATAAGGTCCGTAATTGGATCTCGTCCTAACTACTCTTCTATTGCTGAGAGCTGTGACTTCGGTCCAGGCGCAAGTGTCGGTGTTCACGGAAATGCTACCTCTTATGCTGCAAAAGCTGCAGCGGATAGTTGGACCGTGACTCCAGGCGCCATTCATCATGGGTACTTAGGCATTCGAAAGAACCACCATCTTTGGGAGCTTTTGCTCCCGCGACGTGGAAACTTCGTCTGCTACGATGAGGAAGCAGCTTTTGCTGCTTACTTACGTCGTACCCGGGTCATCACTAATAACAAAATCAGCTTCGTTCCAAAGACTGCGATTACTGACCGAACTATTGCAGTCGAGCCGTTACTAAATGGTTTCTTTCAGAAAGGTATTGATGCCGTCCTACGCCAGAGGCTAAGACGGTTTAATATTGATCTGAGTGACCAAGGCAGGAACGCCGAGTTTGCCCGTTTGGGCAGTCTCAGCGATGACGAGGATTCGTTCGTCACTATAGATCTCGAATCTGCTTCAGATTCGATTTCAACGAGTGTCGTTCGTAGACTCGTTCCTGCTGACTGGTTCTCTCTTTTGGAGAGGACCCGGTCAAAGTACTACGAGATCGACGGTGAGGTTAATCCTTACCATAAATTTTGTAGTATGGGTAACGGCTTCTGCTTTCCACTCGAGACTTTAGTCTTTGCGAGTGCTTGCGTCGCGGTTGGTTGTGGGTCACCGGGCAAGGATTTCCTTGTTTACGGTGACGACATAATCGTCCGCAAGAAATACGCAAGCTTAGTGATTGAGTTTCTCAAACACCTCGGTTTTAAGACTAATAACTCTAAGACATTCTTAGAGGGGCCCTTTCGGGAGTCTTGTGGTTCGGATTGGTATGGAGGTAAGGACGTTCGTCCCTTCACTCTTGATTTTGAACTGGATTCTCTCCAGAACATTTTCAAGTTCCTGAACCTGACGAGACGCTCGGAGAAGACTTCA